AAACCCCGTCGCAAAGGTGATTGCATTTGGCCCGTTGGCGTTTAAAAAGCGCGACACGATGGAGCCTTGGGTCGAGGGTATCTGGTGCGAAGTGGGAGATTTCCTGCGAGTACCAAAATGGACTGGCGACCGCTGGCAAGTTCCGCATGGAGAAGACGAAAACGTCGAATTCATGGTGCTGAACGACCACGAAGTGATTGCCAAAATTACAGGTAATCCACTTGAAGTGAGGGCATTCGTATGAGTACAGACAATCAAGCTGTAGAACAAGAAGTTATCGTCATTCAGGAAGAAAAAGACGGCTCGGCAACCATTGAATTGCCAAATAGCATCCCATCCCCTGAAGTCCAGCACGATGACGACTCCGATGAAGCTGATGAACGCGCCCGCCAGAAGGAAATGGTGGTCGGTGGGGCCGTAGATGCGGACGCAGAAGCCCTGCGTGAGCAAAAACGCCTCAAGCGCCAGCGTCGCAAGGAATATCACAAGCAGGTTTCGACCGAAAAAGACGTGAAACTCACGCTTTTGGAGCGTCAGAACCAGCAATTGCTTGAACGCCTCTCTGTTTTGGAGCGCAAGTCCCACGGAAGTGACCTTGCACGCCTTGACAAGGCAATTGAAGACCAAGACAACCGCATTTTGTTCGCAAAACAGAAAATTGCTGAGGCCACACGCAATGGCAACGGCGAATTGCTGACTTCTGCGCAAGAGATGTGGTTTGAAGCACGCCGACAGGCAGAGGCTTTGGCAAATCTGAAGAAACGCGCTGTTGCACCACAGAATCAGCGCACGATTCAGGCTCCAGACCCTCAACTCCAACGTCATGCCAGCAACTGGATGGCGAACAACCCGTGGTACGACCCCAATGGCAAAGACCCTGACTCACGCCGCGCTCTAAACGAAGATTCCATCCTTGCGGAAGAGGGTTACGACCCCAAAACTTCCGAGTATTGGGAAGAACTTGACAGGCGCTTGCAAAGAGTAGTACCTCACCGTTATACTGAAGATGCAGACGAGAAGCCACGCTCTAGACCGCGAAGTGCAGTGACGAGTTCAGGCCGCGAATTTGCATCGAATAATGGCAGAGGTAATTCATTTACCTTGTCACCAGAACAGGTGAGGGCTATGAAAGATGCAGGTATGTGGGATGACGCTGAGAAACGAGCGAAGATGATTCGACGCTACGCCTTAGAAGCACGCAACAATAACGGTTAAGGAGTAATAAAATGGATTCACGTTTAAAGAAAAATTTGAATGCTGGAGACCGCGACAATCGCGGTAGTCGCGACACGATTCGCGAGGCTCCAGAAGACAAAATGGCATCGTCGGATGAGCGTCGCAAGATGTGGAAAGACGAATGGACACAAAGTGCATTGCCCTCTGTCCCTGATATGAAGGGATGGCACGTTTGCTGGTTGTCTACAACTAACAGTTACGACAGCATTGATAAACGGCTTCGACTTGGGTACGTTCCCGTGAAAGCGGATGAGTTACCAGAGATGCGAAACAACCGTGTAAAAGCTGGAGAACATGAAGGTTTTATCTCGTGTAATGAGATGTTGCTTTACAAGATTCCTATGGACTTGTACCAAGAAGTGATGGCTCATTTTCACCATGATGCACCGCTGGAAGAAGCGAACAAAATTCGCCTTCAAGCAGAGCAAAATGTGGCACGCGATAGTCGAGGCAGAAGCCTCGGTCAGATTGAAGGCGAAGGGCTTAATGACATTGACAAACCGATTCCTGCGCCGCATTTTGCGGGGTAGGGTGTTTAACTGAACATTAGGAGTAAGACTATGTCTTCAATCAATGCTCCGTTTGGTCTGCGTCCTTCTTTCCACCCTACGGGTCTGGACAGAGCGGTTGCGCTTTCCAACGGTATTGCTTCAGCCTACAACACTGGCATTTTGAAAGGCCAACCTGTAGCGCTGAACACAAGCGGCAACATCATTGCCGCAACTGCTGGTAGTGCCTTCCAAGGTGCTTTCGCTGGTCAAGAGTACACCGACCTCACAGGTCGTCGTATTGTGAGCAACCAATGGATTGCAAACACTGCATACCAAACTGGTTCTCAAGTGACCTATTACTACGCTGACCCGAACATCGTTTACGACATTCAGGCAGATGGTAGCTTGGCTCAGACTTCTGTTGGCGACCAAGCAAACTTTACAAACATTGCGGCTGGTTCTACCACCACTGGTTTGTCTCAATGCACCATCTCTACGAGTTTGGTGGGTTCGGGTAACGTGGGTGATTTGCGAATCATCAACTTGTCTCCCGGTGTCGATAACGCATGGGGTGACGCATACACCGTGGTTCAGGTTCAAGTGAGCCGTAGCCAGTATGTTGCCACCATCAATGCAATTTAAGGGGGACTAAAAAATGGCCGCTCCAATGCGCAGTACGGACTTTAGAAGCATCGTTGAACCAATTCTCAACGAATGTTTCGATGGAGTCTATGACCAACGTACCGATGAATGGTCACGAGTTTTCCGTGAACAAGAAGGTATCCCCCGTAACTACCACGAGGAACCAGTCCTTTATGGATTCGGAGCCGCTCCACAATTGCCTGACGGAACTCCTGTTTCGTATCAGCAAGGTGGTGTTCTCTTCTTGCAACGCTATGTGTACAACGTGTTTGGCCTCGCCTTCGCATTGACCAAAGTGTTGGTGGAAGACGGCGACCATATCCGTATCGGTCAGGTTTACGCCCGTCACTTGGCTCAGTCTTTGATTGAGACCAAAGAGACTTTGGCGGCAAACGTGTTGAACCGCGCTTTCAACAGCGCGTACCCCGGCGGTGACGGCGTGGCATTGAACTCCAATGCTCACCCCATCGTGAACGGTACTTTCAGCAACTTGCTGACCACTGCCGCGAACTTGAGCCAAACATCTCTCGAACAGATGTTGATTCAAATCCGCCAAGCTGTGGACAACAACGGCAAGAAGATTCGTCTGGTTCCACGTCAATTGATTGTGGCCCCCGGCAACGTCTTCCAAGCCGAAGTTCTGTTGAAGTCCGTCCTGCGTGCAGGTACAGGCAACAACGACGTCAACCCAATCAAGTCAATTGGCTTGCTTGACGAAGGCGCGGCTGTTCTGTCTCGTTTGACTTCATCTACCGCTTGGTGGGTGCAGACAGATGCTCCAGAAGGCATGAAGTTGTTGATGCGTCGTAAGCTGGAAAAGACTATGGAAGGCGATTTTGAAACCGACTCCATGCGCTACAAGGCTACCGAGCGTTACCAAGTGGGTTTCACTGACCCACGCGCCGTTTACGGCACACCGGGCGTCTAAACCACGCCACAGGGGGTTGGGATAAAACCCAGCCCCTTTTTTGTTAAATGTTTCGTCAAACTTTTCAAGGAGACAGACGATGCCTCAATATTCAGACGACCTATTCTTAGGTTCCGCACAAACTGCTATGGGTTCGGGTATCCGCCCTTACTCGACAACTTTCACTGGTTCGATGTCTGGTACGACATTGACCGTTACTGCGCTGTTGCAAGGCGCACCAATCACTTTGGGTATGTACGTTGACGGCACTAGCGTGACCGACGGTACTTACATCACTGCGTTTGGTACAGGTACTGGCGGTACTGGCACATACACGATTAACCAATCTGTGTCTGCTTCTAGCACCACCATGACCGCAAACACCAACGTGCCATTTGACAATCCATCTCCGATGTCTGTTGGCGTTGGCCCCTTGGGTCGCATTTTTGTTTGGGACATCGTGCCTCAAGCCCTTGCCACAAACAACATTGCAACTGCCGCATCACCAACCAGCGCATACACGCTGACTGCTGGCACAAACGTCAAGTCTGTGACTTTGACCAATGGCACAACTGGCTTGCAGTTGGACTGCCCTCGCGCAGTTTCTGTGACCATCGGCGCAGGCACTATTACCAACCGCAACGTGACCATCAACGGCTTTGACTACTATGGTCAAGCGATGAGCGAAGTGATTGCCACTGGCACGACACAGTCTACGACCGTGAATGGCAAGAAGGCTTTCTACGTCGTGACTTCTGCCACCGTATCTGGTGCAGTTGGCGCAACCACCGCGCTTGGTACGACTGACATCCTCGGCATCCCAGTTCGCGTGTTCAACGTGGCATACGTTGCCAGCGTCAAGAGCAACAACACACTAGCACAAGATGCTGGTACGTTTGTCGCCGCTGACACTGCAACCGCTACGACCACTACTGGCGACGTTCGCGGTACTTATGTGCCTGCCACTGCATCGAACGGCATCGTTCGTACAGTGATGGGAATTTTGTTGCCTGCAATCGCTGTTGGCCCTAACGCTACTCGCGTTGGCGCTCTCGGCGTAACTCAAGCCTAAAGGGGAGCAACATGGGACAATTTAAACCAATGGTCAAAATGATGACCACTGAGCCTACAGTTGAGTTAAAACTCAAAAAAGGCGGTCACGTCAACATGAAAAAAGGTGGCAAAGCGGAAGCTGGTCACAAGAAGATGGCGATGGGCGGTGGTGCTATGGACATGATGTCTGGCACTCCAGCGCTTGTTGGTCGTCCTGCTGTCAACGCTCCTGTTCGCGCCCCCGGCAAGCCCTCTATGGCCTCACGCCGCAAGGCAATGATGGCTAAGAAGCCTGCACCTGCTGTGACGCCTTCTGGCCCCTCTATGGCTATGCCTCCAATGAAAAAAGGCGGCAAGGCCGAAGGCGGCGAGTCCAAGAAGACACACATGGCTGAGATGTCGAAGATGAAGGGTCTTGAGAAAGAACTGAAGTCTCACGAGTCCAAGCCTGCCAGCAAGGGCCACAAAGGTCTGAAAACTGGTGGTGTTGCTCTTGGTAATGCTGGTGGCTATAAGAAGGGCGGCGACGTCAAGATGGCTAAAGGTGGCGTGGCTGGTAACGGCATCATCAACACCGAAAACCAAGGCGGCAAATACCGCGATACCTTGATGCACACCGCTGAGTACACTGGCAAGTCCAGTGGCAAAACTGGCGATGTGAAGATGGGTAACGGCGGTGGCTACAAGACTGGCGGCGTTGCTTTAGGCAATGCTGGTGGCTTTAAAGCTGGAGGCAAAACTTCAAAAAAAGCCTACGCGGCGGGGGGTACTGTTAATTCAGGTCGTCCCGTCGCGATGCCAGAAGGTCGCAAGCCAGTTCCATCGTCTGTAAGAATCAACCAACTGGCTGGTACTTACAAGAACGGTGGACGCGCAACTCCTGCGGAAGCACGCTTGTTGAAAAACAATAAGGCTGAAAACGCAACTGCCATGCGCGAAGCCAAAACGCAAAGCAATCTGAAATACGGTTCGCCAAAGCGTATGGCTGGTGGTGGTGCTACCTCCGACAAAGAGATGGATATGTCTAAAGGCGCGTATGACGCTCACTATGCCCGTGAAAAGGCAGAGAACGAGGCAGACCGCAAGATGGTGACAGATGCCCTGATGTTCTTGCCACGTCAAGCCAAGAAGGCTTTTAACAGCCTTACTGGTCAAGGCGCGGTAACGACTACAGAGCGTGAAGTCAGCAAGACTGTCTCTCCTCCTCCTGCTAAAAAGCGGAGCGGTGGTAGGGCTTGTTAAAAATTAGCAGGGGGTTCGCCCCCTGCTTCCTTTGGAGATTGAAATAATGGGAACTTACTCTTCCGCAACGCGCCAAGGCGCATACGAGCCGTTTGAACTTCAAGTAGCCCGTGGGCAAGTTGACGGCCACTCAAACTTTTGCCAATTTGGTATCAACACTAACGTTGCACAATCCGCTGAAACAGTTTGGATTGGCAGTAGCGTTTACTCATTCCCAACATCTGCATCTGTTATCAAAGTGTCGAGTTCGTCTGCTGACGACGTTGCGACAACGGGAACGGGTGCTTGGACAGTTTTGATTGAAGGCGTTGACGCAAACTATGCGGCCATATCAGAGACGGTGTCACTCAACGGCCAAACAGCCGTAAACACGACCAACAGCTATTTGCGCGTCAACAAAATTTTGGTGTTGACTGCTGGCACAGGCAACTCGTCTGCTGGCACTATCTATGCTGGCACAGGCACTGTGAATACTGGCGTTCCCGCTGTAGTGGTCAACCAGACTGGTAGCGCAAGCAACGAGTCCGAATCGGCGTTCTATACGGTTCCTGCTGGCTACACAGGCTACATCTATCGCTACACAGTGTCTTCTGGTAATTCCACAGCGAACACATACTCAACATTCCAGTTGCGAGTGCGTCCGCTTGGCGGCGTGTTTGGTGTCAAGTCATACTTGATTACAGCAGGCGCAAGTTTGTTTGAGTGCGAAGCCGCAATTCCAAACGCCTTTCCCGAAAAGTGCGACATTGAAGTTCGTGGCTTTACGAGCGCTGGCACTGCTGTTTTGTCTGCTCAGTTGCAGATGATGTTGATTAAAAATCCAGACTGATATGCCAAGCAAAAAACCCGGCCTCTACGACAACATCAACGCCAAGCGTCAGCGTATTGCTGAAGGCTCTGGCGAGAAGATGCGCAAAGTTGGTAGCAAGGGTGCGCCAACAAAGAAAGATTTTGTCGAGTCTGCAAAGACCGCCAAAATGAAAACTGGCGGCAAGATGTCAAAGTCTTGCTGGTAAACCATGCCAAGCAAATCATCTTCCCAACACAAATTGATGGAAGCGGTTGCGCACAACCCTTCGTTCGCCAAAAAAGTTGGCATTCCTCAAAAAGTTGGCAAAGAGTTTGCCAAAGCTGATGTGGGCAAAAAGTTCAAAGAAGGCGGGCCAAGTCTTGCTGTCGGTCGAGGTGAAAAACTTCCGACAAAACAAGGCGCGGGACTTACCCAAAAAGGTCGCGAGAAGTACAATCGAGAGACTGGTTCAAACCTAAAAGCACCCCAGCCGCAGGGAGGCGCACGCAAAGATTCTTTCTGCGCTCGAATGAGTGGTATGGCTGGGCCGATGAAAGATGAAAAAGGCGAGCCGACTCGTAAAGCGGCGGCGCTTGCACGTTGGAAGTGTTGATATGGCGTACTCTGATACCTACGGACAGACCTACAACGTACAGACGTTGATTGACCACGGCGCTCGTCGATGCGGTAAGCTGGCTGAGGAATTGACTTCAGAGCAAGTTTTGTCTGCTCGTCAGTCGCTTGGGTTCTTGCTGTCCAACCTCATCAACCGTGGCATCCAATACTGGTGCATCAGCAAAGAGGTTATTGGACTCACCCCTGACAAATACCGCTACACCCTGCCTGACGGGGCTGTAGACACGCTGAACGTGCTGTATCGCACCATGACGCGCCCTGACGGTGCTTACACCTCATCCGCTGGTGGCGTGGTTGCAAACCTCTACGATGGCAACATTGACACCTACACCCAGCAAAACGCGGCGAACGGGAACTTCACGGTCAATTACGGCATTACAAACCCCATCTATGCAGGCTCTATTGGCTTTTTGCCATACATTGCAGGTGGTGGGTCAGCGACATGGAATATTTCGCTCCAATACTCGTCTGACGGGGTGACATACACCACGCTGGAAGACCTTGGGGCCATCTCGGTGACTGACAACACATGGGTGTGGACGGATATTGACCCGGGGCAAAACGTCGCCTTCTACCGTATTCAAGCCTCAAGCAACACCACTTTGGCTTTGCGTGAGTGGTACATCGGCAATAACAGCACCGAAGTGATGATGTCTCGTCTGAACCGCGACGACTACACCAACCTGCCAAACAAGAATTTCACGGCAAACCAGCCTTACCAGTTTTGGTTTGACCGCACTATCCCAAACCCAACAATTTACCTCTGGCCTACTCCAAGCAATGCTTTTGTGCAGATGACGGTG